GATGTCCTGGTTGATCTTAGAAGCAGTGGTTAGACCCTGTGCGTAGTATGGCGAGGCCATCCCCCACGCTTGCTGCTTAATTGGATCGCCAGAAGACGATGTAGATTGTTTCGAGCTAAATAGGCTGCCCATTTTTACTCCATATCCATATTTCTTTCGAGTTGGGCAGGGCTTGTAGCCTCTTGAACCCAAACAAATTTAAGAATTTCTCGTGTTTTCGGTCATGAATATCGTGCAAAGCATAGATGGGACCGCCATGAAAACCAGAAAGCACACCCCAGACTTCGCTTAGACGAACTTTGACCGCTTTTGACCAGCTAGTAATGTCGCAATGAATGAAAGTACCGTAGACATGCTCTTCATAACGTAGCAAAATGTCATTATCCCGGTACACTGGCACCTTAAAATGGTGCTCATAAGCTATTTCTGGGATGTCCATATTACATACCGTGTGCCGTCAACCTCGCATCAAGCTGTTTCAAGGCTTCGGTGACAGTTTTTAATGTCTGCTCTAGTTTTCTAAGTTCTTCCTGGATGTACCGAGTTTGAGACTCGGGCAATGCAGGCTGAGGACTACGAGCATAGTCCTGCAAAGGAGGGGTAAAACTCATTTTTACTCTCCATCAACGCCTGTTAAGCGAAAGCACATCTAGGTCAAACCCTGAGAATCTAAAGTTATCCGCATAATTCATAGTCACCTTGTAGGCCAGATAGCGACCAAAGGCCCTTGAATTGATTATGTAATCACTTGAAGGCTTGTAGTCGTAAGCCGTGGAGTACACCACAGGCCCACCAGCCAGATCAGTAGCCCCTATTTCCCAATAGAAGGTGCCATAGGACACATCATATTCAGCCTGAGGAACCACCGAGTTGATGTACTTGTATCCCCTCAGGGGCAACTGGAGTTCATCCATGTCGATACCAGTGCGAGACACATAGGCTGGCTTGGAAGTCTCAGGATGCACAGGCAGGTTGATAGCCCCAAGCATCGGTAAATCCAACGCATAGACACGGGATTCAGACAGATTGTGGGTCGTATCGGTGATCCCAAGCATCACAGGGAACTTAGGTGTGGTAGAGTCAAACGCTAAGTATGCCGTGTTGTAGTCGGCATAGGAGCCAGTGACCGATGGATAGATGTAAGATGACAGATTCAGCTTGGCTTCAGCCCCACCCACGATGTTGGGCAGGTCCATGAAAGACCAGTTATCTTCACGGTAGTTGTAGATGGCTGCTCGGTTACAGAAGGCTGTCTTAGGGTATCCAATCTCATCCCTACGACTGTAGAAACAGAAGTAGATGAAGCTGCCAACAGGGTCATGGACTACGAAGAAACTCTTGGACTTATTCACATCCAGGTTCTTGTAGATGTACCTACGAACACGGTTGTCGGCTATGGACTTCTTTGTAGCACCATCGTGAACATAGATGTCGTCCACACCAAAGACGAAGTGCTTTCCTTCCACCTCGACCACACAGTTGGTAGCGATGATGCCACCAGTGGAGAACAGGCGTCTGAAGTTGAACACTAGGCTAGAGCCCGTGTACTCCATGATCCACACTTGGTCATCTGAGTAGATGATGAACTGAGTCCCTAGCTTCAGACCATCCTTGATAGGGGTCGTCATTTCACCCAGGACGTTCTCACCAGCACTGTTCGTGGTAGACGTAGCGTCCCAATCCAAGCCGGTAACAGCAGACCCATATTGCAGAGGGTCACACCACTTCACCATCGTGGGATAAGCCGTAGACCCCTTGGTTACGTTCAGCGCTACTGCAAAATCATTGTAGGCCCTGATGACTGAGCAGGTAGTGGTAGTGCCCCAGTTAGATGTGCCAAGAGACTTGTAAGTAGAATCAGAAAGAAGATTACGGGCATACGGCACCATCCCAGGTCGTGACAGGAAAGAGACACCTGACACCTGAGCGTGAGCCCAGGACTCTTCGTTGGTGACCGTGCCTGCCCCAACAACTGTTACGTTCTGGAGGATACCATTGGGATATGCTCGGACAGAACCATCGTTGTCACAGACCAGGATTGTCTCGCCACTGGTAGCGTCCCCAAAGGAAGCCACGAAGCGAGCAATAGCAGTGCTAGCGCCCTCAGCAGATTCATAGCTGAGATCAGAAGCAGAATCCCAGGAATCAGTACCGAATTCAGCCCATGTCTTAGAAGACTTCACAGCAGGGTAGAGCTGCTTGAAGACGGGAGCCCGAGTGAAGTTACCCTCCCTGAAGACAACATTGTTGGCGTCACTAAAGCCATTCAAAGGGATGTTGTAAGGGTTGGAGTCAGGGAGAACCCCCACCTTCCCTAATTCTCGTACAGGGAGGTTAGCCATAAATTATGCCTTCATAATGTAAGCCAAAGCATAGTAGGGCGGTCTGTTCTCATGAGCGAGACCACCACCAGTCGTACTGGCACTAGCTGAGATTGTATGGGTGTGTGTACCGGCAGAGCCAAGTGAGATGCCAGTCAGAGCTGCACTCGTGGAGGCTCCCGTAAGACTAACCCCGAGACCACCTGCAATAGTACCGACACCAGCAACAGTCGTATAACTGTGAGCATGTCCAGGATCATAGACAGCGTGAGTATGGTCCCCAGCACTAGTCGCAGTGGCGGTTATAGTGTGACTGTGGGCAGGCATCTGCGTAGCGTCTAGCGTGACAGAAGCAGCACCACCAGTGGCCCCAACAGCGTAAGTGGACCCAGCTCCTACAATGAAACGATCACGCAGGTTAGGAGTGCCATTGGTGCCATCACAGAGATACCAGCCACTAGGGATAGCAGCGATAGCCCCGGACCACATGGCAATCAAGCCAGAGGGCACCGGAGTGTTGATGGTGGTGTGCGTGGCAGTCACAGGACCAGTTAGGTTTGGGAAAGTGTTCTTAAGGACTTGCTTGATCAGACGAAGGTGATCATCAGCCTGGGACACCGTATCGGTTGACAAAGGATTAGTAGCAACTAAGCCATCAATATATGTAGCGTTTTCGAGAGCCATTCTAAATCCTTAAATCAAGCTGTACGCTTCCACATATACACGGTGATGAATGGGGGAAGGTTCTTATCCGTACCCGCCACACCCGTATTTGCAGCCGTGGCTGTCACGGTATGTGAGTGACCATCACCACCAGAACTGCTGGCAACAGCATAGGAAGTAACAATGTTACCAGTTGTGGGTGCAGCCTGTGATCCGTTACCAAGACCCCCACCACTGCCGTTCCAGAATGTACCTTGGTTGGTAGGTCCAGAGATGCCGGTATAGATACCGTAGTACTTAGTACCGTTGTTGGTGTCATCCCTGCCAGCAGCGTGATAGTGGTAACCACTGGTTGCCGAACTAGCAGTAATCGTGTGGGTGTGATCAACTACGACAGCATCCTTGCTACCACCAGTTTTCTCAGCAGCATTGAAGTTACTATCACCAGCATCATAGCCAACAGGCATACGACCAGCACCAAAGGAGACCCAAGTACCAAAGCCTAACAAGCTGGAAGGGTTGGTCGAGTTGGTAGCGTTGGTATAGATAGAACCAATAGGAAACAGGGCCTGCTTTGCAGCAAACACAATGCTATCCACATACTGCTTCGTGGCAGCACCCAGGGCAGCCGAAGGGTCCCCAGCAAGAACCAGGGCACCAGTCATGGTGTCCCCTCGCTTATCAAGGGCGTTGTTCAGATCAGTGTGGGACTTAGACACAGCCCCAGTCACGTTAGGAAAAGTGTTCTTCAGCGTTGACTTGATCAAACGCAGATGGTCATCCCCAGCAGCAATAGGGTCTGACCCAGCAGGATTCGCAGCATCCAACTGGTTAATAAAGGTTGCAGTTTCAAGAGACATACAAAATATCCTCCCCAGGTGAACTGGGGTCTTTCTTAGTTGAACCCCGGTGGGTCTGAGGTGGACTCAGGTGGACCGAGGGAGGGGGTTATTTTCTTTGGTGGGACTTAAGTTAGCGGGGGCTAACTTAGGTGGAACTAGGGGGAAATGTTTGGG